GCGGTGAACGTGGCAGGAAGTGTGGTGGGGGTTGCCATACGATCAGCCTAGAACATTGTTTTCGTCAAGACGACCATACACGGCATCATCCAGCAGCAGGTCAAACACGGGGTTGGCTACGCTGGTGTAAACCCTGACGCTATGCCCACGGTCAAAATCAATGCGGTGCTCAACCCCCTCAATGCTCAAATCCTGGCCAAGGGGGCTTGCAACGCCACCAATCAAAATGTCCTTCTCAATCGTCACATAGTCGCCCAGCTCAAGAATGGCGGCCGCGTCACGTTGGCTAGCCGTCAAGCTGCCAAACCAGGTGTCTACCGAGTCAAAACGGGCTAGCGGTTCAGGTGACAGCAGATAGTCAGCCAGGTCGGCTGCGGCCGTGTTGTCATGCAAAAGGCTGTCGGTAATAAACAGCGATTTGATGAAGTAGGTGGCTTGTGATGTTGCGTCTGATGCGGTTTGGGTGCTGCCGCCAGCAGGTTTGACATTGACCAGGTTAATGATGTCCTCAGCTCGAAACGCAATCGACAAATCACGGTAGGCAGCGCCGGTGCCGTCATCACGAAAATCAATCACTGGTGGGCCGATCACAAACCCAATGCGGTTTTGGCTGACTAGTACACCTTCGCGGTCAATGAAAATGCGGCCACGTTCAGCTGAGTAGGTGATTTCGTCAAAATAGGCTTTGACGTTGGTGCCGTCATCTATTGAGTATGCGCCGCCGCCGCCCAGCTCGACGGTGCCTGCCGCAATGTCGCGTGCGCTGCCTCCTGGGTAGTCCACTTCAGCCAGGTCAAGCACCCAGTTGATGCGGTCGCCAGTGAATTCTTTAGTGGGGTTTTGCCCTGAAATAAATGTTTGTGCCAGCCGGTACATGTTGTCCACGCAAAACACGGTCACGGTGTCCAAACCGCCCAGCGTAAATTTGTAATCGTAATTGATTATGAACCCGACGAATAGCAGTTCGGGGTCGTTGTTGTCGTCATAGCGGATGAGCTGCACGGCACGGCCTGGGGCAAGCCCTGGTACGCCTTGCGCCTGGTCGTAGTACGGGTTGCTCGGGTCGTTATCAAACGGGTTGAAAACGCCATCAGCCAGCGTGTCGTTCAGGGTGAATGACATGGTGCCGTTGGTGATCGCGTCGTTTTCGTCGGTGCGGCCACGTTTTACCGCCACGTTCAGGGTGCCTTCAGCGACACTGGCGAACTGCGTGCTGCCATCGAGCACGTAGTCGGTATTGTTCAGCACGCCTTTTACGGCATCATCAAGCACAAACCCGTCAACGAGAAACCCGACATCAACGAGCAGGTCATAGGTGCCTGCATTGGGAATGGTGACAGCGGCCACTATGCCACCGCGATGTTGGCTGGGCCTTGAACCTGGTTGTAGCTGCGGATCGAATTCACCACTGCTTCGCCAATTTCGGCGCTGGTCGCCAATCCACCATTGATGTTGACCACAATGCCAGCGTCACGCAGTGCTCGTGGATTATCACCTGGTGTTACCCAAGCAAACGGGTCAGTCATGGCAGTACTGCCGAGCGTTGTGCCCATCGCTGGTGCTAGTGTTTGAGCAATTTTGCGGCCTGCGCCACCGGCACCACCACCACCGCCGCCTGCACCAGCTGGGGGAATGATGTTCGGCATGTTAAAACCGCCGCCACCCGTGGTCGGTAGGTTGCCTTCACGTTCGGCGCGAATCGCCGCCAAGGTCGGGCCGCCGCCGCCGCCACCGCCACCAATACGCGGCAGATTCACTTCTGGAATGTACGGAATGTCGCTGAACGGGTTAACCAGGTTGAGACCGCGAATGATCAGGTTTAGGGCTTTAATCCAGCCGTTAGCAAAGGTTTCAGCAGCCGCCAACATGAAGTTCAGCACTGCGTTCACGCTGGTACGGAACCACTCAAACTTGTTGTATGCCGTGACCAACCCAGCAACTAGTAGGGCTATGCCGCCAGCGATCAACGCAAATGGGTTGAGTGCCATGGCAATGTTGACTGCGACTATGGCGGCCGCTACAGCTGCAATGGTGCCTGCGATCGCCAAGAACACTTTGGGGTTTTTTGCTGCCCAATCCGCAAACCGCGTCAAATACGGCAACACGGCTTGCACGACCGGCAGTAGGGCTTTGCCGATTGACGCTTGCAGATCTTGTATGGATGCGGCCAGGATGCGTTGCTGGTTGGCTAGGCCGCCGCTGGTGCGTTCGAAATCGCCCTGCGCGTCGGTGGTCTGTTTGTAAATCGCTGCCTGCGCGGCCAACACCTTTTGCTGGGCGGTTAACGCCCCAGTGCCGTCATAAATCCCGAGCGCCAACGCTTCCTGCTTGAGCACCGCGTCGGACAACAGCACACCGTATTGACGGATTGGTTCAGATTCGCCGCGCAACGCTGCGCCGATAGCGGTAATGGCTTGCTCGGGGGTGGTGTTGTTGAATGATGCCAAATCGGCAGCCAGTTTGGTGAAATCGGTGCTAAACCCCGCCAGGTCACTGCCGGTCAACCCTGCGGCTTTACCGAACACGCCAAACGTCGATGCCGCATCCAGGGCAGCTTGTTTGCTGATGCCTAGCGTTTTGGCGGTTTGGTCACCAAATGCCAGCACTTCTTTGGCTGCGTTGCCGAAAATAACACCTGTTTTGCTGACGGTTTCGTTGAGATCACTAGCGGCCTGCACTGCTGGCACTGCTGCGGCTGTCAATGCGCCCAACGCAGCGACGGCAGGAACAAATGCCTTTTTCATTACGAAACCGGCTTTTTGGCCTGCTGTCTCTAGTTTTTTAAATTCAGCAATTGCCCGTTCCAACCCTTTGCCTGAAAATTCGCTGATGATAGGAATTACAACGGCCATGTCATGCTGCCTTTTTCATAGCCGCTTTGTTGGCTGCTTTTTGTGCTGATCTCTGGGCTGCCCGTTCGGTTGCGCCTTTGATGCCTTCATTGACGTATTCCATTACTCGCTCGACCAGTTGTTTGGTGCGGTATTCAATGTCGTCTTTGTTCGCTTCAACTGCTGGCCATAGGACACGCGACGGGGCTCCATATTTGTCGGTCAAACCTTGCACCATGTTTTTACCTTGTGGCGTTGGCACTGGCCCTTTGCCGGACATGTCAAACAAAATGCTGGTAGGGCCTTTGTATTTAATGAAAAACGTCGCCAAATTCTGCAAATAGCCGCCAAACATTTTTGGTCTTTTCCCCGAAACCCCCGAAATGATTGTGTCGTTCACGTTCATTTCCCACGGCAAAATTCGGTATTTGCCTCTAATTGTCCAAGCCCGATTAAAACCTTTGATCGGGGCCCCTAGGGGAATTCGTGATTGTGCGTCTTGCTCGGTCTGGTACATGATGCGTTTGAAATCTTTGGTGATTTCTCGTCGCGCTACTTTGTCAATTTTGTTTAATTCGGCCAGCGCTTCCTTTATGCCGACAATCTCCATGTCAACTGAAACGGCCATCATTTGCTCCTGCGCTGCTTGTTTTGCTCCTCGATCACCTTACTGACCGTAACTAGGTCGTTGGTGTCAAATTCGATGTGCGGCGGCCACCAGCCAATTGACACCAGCAGTTCGGCTAGTGATCGTCGGATGGTGCCGCGGGGGTAGGGTTTGGCTGCTCCTCGGTAACGATCTCGATGTGCTCTAGCTCGTTGATGAATTGGTCAAATGATGCTGGTACGACAACTTTGTGCAGTTTGCTGGCCTCAAATGCTAGGTACGCGATGTCCTCAATCCCGAAGCCGTTGCCCATGTCTGACGCTTTGCGCTTAAACCGTCGTTCCCATGCGACGATGGTGCCGAGCGTTGTAGCGACTTCGTGTTCGTCGCCCTTGCGTTTGTATTTGATCGTGACTTGCATACCTAGCCTTTCGTGTCGGGCCGATTGTAGGCCAGGGTTACGGGGTTGTGTCTACGGTGTAGACGCCGCCAGTGAACGTCACATCAACGGTTGACAGTTCGCCCATGCTGGCGTTGATCACGGGCAGTTCAGCGAGAAAAGCGCCGGTGAGCGTAAAACCTGGGTTGGTTGCTCCTTCGCTGCCGGTGGCTGGCTTGACGATCACGGTGGTAGTCGTGCCGACGAGCGCCGCCAATGTGGCGTAGGTTTCGCTGGATTCGTATGACATGTACATGCTGATCGTGACTTCGTGGTTGCCCAAACCTTTGGTGTATTTGCGGTCGGTGTCACCAAAGGCGGTCGCCTCAAGCTGATCAAAACGGTGCGTGAATGTTGCGGCGGTGCACTGGTCGGACAAGTCAACCGAGTTGACGGTGACTACTGGATTGGCAAGATAGGTGCTGGTGGCCATGGGGGATTACTCCTTCGTGTCTGTTTTGACTTTACGCGGTTTAGTTGGTTTTGTCGTGGATTCCTCGGCGGCTTTAATAAAGCCACCAGCGATCAGGCCAGCGACGTTGATGCCGTTGGCGGCTGCGCCCTCAATGTCGTATTCGGCACCAGGCTTGCCCACCCTCGGGCTGACAACAATCCATTTCATGCGGTTTGCACCTGCATTTCAACGGTCAGGTCATAACCAGGCACGATCGTGCCGCCGATGTCCAGGCTGGTGGGGCGGCCTTCGGTCACTGCCACGTTTTTGGCCATTAAGTTGGCTGCGATCGACAGCAGCTGGTCTAGGGCGTCCTGGTTGCCTGGGCCGCTCGAAATGAGCTGCACGGGCACGGTCATTTTGGCAATGTTGTAGTTGTATGGGGTGAACGTCGGCGCGCCGATCAGCACGCAGCCTGGGCTGATGTTGCGTGGGTCACGCACCACGGGCAGGCCGCTGATTGTCAGCAGTGTCGTGGCGAGATCGTCTAGCCCTTCGTTGAAAAGCCCCGTGCCTGGCATCAGGCCACCTGCGGCCGGTCAATCCCGAGCAGCTGCTTAACCATTGGGGCCATTCCAACCATGGGGGCGGTGCCCATGCCGTCAAACGTGGCGAATGCGTCACCCAAGCTGCCACGGGCACGGTACAGCGCACCTGCGTACATGATCGTGCCAAGCTTCACATCCTGGCTGGGCACCGTGGTCAAGCTGTCTATGTACCCTGCTTCCTGCCTGCGCCGATAGCAGAATTGGTTGCTGGCGGCCGCCGCGGTGGTGATGAGCGCCGTGTCGTTTGCTGATGCCACTGTGATGTTCAACCAGGCGGTCACATCAGCTGCGTTGATCCACGTGCACGTAGGGGTGCTCGACAGTGTGCCGGTCGCCGCCTGGCGTGAAACGTCGTCAGCCGTCTTGGCGTATAGCACCTGGTTGGCGATTGGCTCTTGGATGTCGTAGAGCAGATCGCCTTCCGTGTCTACCCCAGTAAATCGGTACTGGGGTAGCGCTCGGATGGTGTAGGTGCCGTCAAACGTCGCATCAACGCCGCTGATCGTGATCGACTGGCCAAGTTCAAGCTCCGCAGGCGTGAGAAGCTGAACTACGGCGTAGTTGTCGATCAGGTATTTGTTTGTGACCGTGTAAGTGGCCATGGTGTCGGCCTCCTACAGGGCTCAGGCGGTGGCGATGGACTGTACCTGGGTGCTGTCTGCGATAAACGTGGCAACGTACCCGTAGTACGAGAACGTGCGGCCAAGAGTGCCAGGCACTTCAACCGACATCAGGCCGCGCACCTGCTCGTAAAACTCGATGGCTTGTCCGCGTGCCACGATGATCGTGCCAGCCGCAAAGTTCTTGTCCGCGACAAGGTTCAAACCGAACGGATTAAACGTATTCATTTGCGTGACGTTGGCGGTGCCCATTCCGTTGACACCCATCAAGCCGGACGCGCCGACGTATGGGAACACGGGGCGCTTGTCTGCGTCAAGCTGTGCGCCCAATGCCTGCCAAATCCCAGGGGCAACAAACATGTGGTCAGGCAAAAAGTTGGTTGCCAACAGCATGTTGTAGGCTGCGGTGTAGATCGAGCTGATAAGCGAGCTCGGGTCGTTGGCGGTCACTGTCCAGGTTGCACCTGACGCGGTTGCACCGGCAACGATCGCGTCAGCGGCAACATCATCGGACTTGAGCAAATACTGACCTGCAAGGTCGCGCAAAATGATTTCCATTGCGGCAGGGCTCGTAAAGTCAATGTCTTGCACCGACAGCGTGACTTGACCGGCAAGCGTTGACTTGGTGACAACGTTGCTGGCAATCACTGGGGTCGTGGCCGATACGCTGCCCAGTTCGGGTGATTGTGCAGCCACTGACACGTGCGTTGTCCACGTCGGGCGGATAAACGTCTTGCTGTTGCCGCCGTCTGGCATTGCACGAGTACCGACAGCGGCGACGACTGGGCGGATGTAGTTCAGGTCATCGAACACTGGGCCAAGCACGGGCACTGGCAGCAAACCAGGCGTGTCAGTCGTAAGTACGTCGCCAGCGGCAGCTTCAAGCGCTGACTGCTTCGACAGCATGTAGTCGCGTGCAGCGGCAGCGACATTGCGGAACGTCTCGCCACCAATGTGCATTGCGGCAAGGTATTCGCCAGGGGTTGGCAGCGCAAATTGACGCTTCGGCTGGGCAGGCAACGGTGCCGTGGGAATGGTCTCCTCGGCGGCTGCGGCTTCGATCTTTTCCATGGGGGTGTTCTCCTTCTCGGATGTCATAGGGTCATTATTGTCTAGCGGATTTGTTTCGTGGTGGATACTTGCAGCAATGTCGGTGATGACGGCACCAGCGAACGCCGGTACGGGCACCAGGCTGAGTTCGACCCATTCGGCGGCCTTGACCACCATGGTGTCACCGTCCATTTTCCATTTGGTCGGGTTGATGCCCACTGAAACGCTGTCCAGTACGCCTTCCTGAGCCAAAACTAGGGCTTCGTCACCTGCTGCGGTCGCCGCGATTCGGGCTGAAAACATCATGCCTTCGTCGGTCTCGACACGCTCAGTGACGACCCCAACGGGCTGGGTTGAGTCGTGGTACATGAAAAGTTTTGGGGCTTTGCCGTCTATGGGCAGGGCACCGGCTTCAATGCGTACTTTTTCGCCGCCGGTCACCACGGCATCCACGCCATAGGGTACGGCCACGCCGCTGATGGTGCGTTTGCGGTCACCTTTGCCAGCCTCAAGCCATACCTGGGCTTGCAGCTTGATCGGCTTGACGGCCGCCGCTTGCATTTCTTCCATTTCGTTCTCCTCTTCAATTTCAAGCTCACCGCCTGGC